TTTATGAGTTCTCGTTGTCTAATGAATGGCTGACTAAAGCGGATAAAGATACCTTGATGGGTTTCTTTTTAGCGCGGCGCGGGTCGTTTGACAGCTTTTTGTACAGTGATGAAGACGGTGTTATAAGCAATCAATGGTTTGCGACGGGTAATGGTGTAGCAACGGCTTTTCAATTGGTCAAGACAACAGCCTTAGCCACTGAGATTGTAAATAATGTGGTCGGTGTGCCGCTTATTTATCTGGACAATGTGCTGTTGACCAGCGGCACGCATTACACGATCAGTGCAACGGGCTTGGTCACGTTTACCACTGCCCCGACAGGCGCATTAACGTGGACAGGTGCGGCGTATTATCGCTGTGTGTTTATGGAAGATTCTCTGGAATACAATCAATTTGCAAATCAGTTGTATGACTGTAGTGAAATTACCTTTAAAGGCAGTTTGGTGAATAAATTATGAGAAATGTTTCAGCAGGTATGGCGACGTTATTAACTGAGTATCAGTTCTTTGTGGCTGAGTTGTACACGATGACCTTCGCCGACGGCAGTGTGTATCGGTTTACCTCGGGTGACGGGGACATTCGGCTTGGCAGTGGCGGCAGTCTGTCATTGCCCAACACGGGCGCGGGGATAGCCGATGGGAATACAGATCCTCATTATGCGTTTACCACTGTTCAAGGCAATGCAACGGGAACGGGCGGTTATGCGTGCGTGCCGTCTATCGGGTCTTATTACCGAAGTGCGGCGGGTGCAGCATCAAAATATCTGACACCCAGTATAGATGGCGGGCAGTCGTATGACAGCCTAACGGGCATTGATGGTCTCTATCGTCATCGGTTGTCTATTGATTTAACCTACTATGATATTGCTACGGTATCGGTAGCAGGGACGGTATGGGCGGATAACAAAGTGGATGTTATTTTAAATGGAGCTACTCTTTTCCCCAATGCGACGACATTCAGCATTGCATCGTTTGTCAGCGGCGTAAATACGCTGGATTTTGTCGTGACCAATCAAGCGGGGACTGGCGGCTTAAATCCGACGGCGTTGAAGGTTGAGTTTTCCAGCATGACAGGGGTCTCTTATGATTATCTGTTTACCGCTTTTGCGATAGAGCGCGGTGATATTACAACATTAACAGGCGTGAGTGTCGATGACTGCACCGTCACCTTACACGGCACTGCCGACAATGTGTTTAACGGTGTGCCGTTGCCCCATTTTGCGCGTATTGGCGGCTTTGATAATGCGCACATCAAAATAGAATTGGCAGTGATGCCGTCTTATGGTGATACGTCTTATGGGGTGATTCATTTATTCGAGGGGCGAGTGACTGATATTAACCCCGATATGGGTAGCGTGGCATTAACGGTCAGTGCCGATACCATTATGCTGGATACGCAAATACCGCAAAAAGTCTATCAGCCGTCTTGTGCCCATACTTTATATGATAGCCAGTGCGGCTTGAGTGAAGCGGCGTTTACTGAGTCGGCTACGGTATTAAACAGCAATCCCGCAGGTGGTGAGATTTGGTTTAATTCATCGAATGGCGCAGGCTTTTTTACGCTGGGTAGAATGACCTTTACTTCTGGGCAGAATGCAGGATTTTCACGGACTGTGAAATTCCATTCCAATGATGCGGGGGTTGCGGTGGCAATTCCTAACGCGCCGTTTCCGTTTCCAACCCCTATTGGTGATAGCTTTAACATTATCGCAGGCTGTGACAAATTACGCGGTACTTGTGCTGCAAAATTCAGTAATGCCAGTCAGTTTTTGGGCTGGGAATATATGCCTGTGCCTGAGGCTTCGGTATGAGACTACTATTAACGGTTTTTGTTGTTGTATTGCTGGTGTTGTTGTCACCTGTGATTGCCTTTTTATATTGGCAGGATGAGCGGAATAAAACACGGGAGTGCAGTCAATGAATGAACAACGCCAAGCAGTTGTTGATGAAGCAATGACATGGCTAAGAACCCCGTGGCGACACGCCGCAGCCGTGAAAAGTGCGGGGGTGGATTGTGGGCGATTGCTGATTGAAGTGTATGCTAATTGCGGTTTGATTGAGCGTTATACCCCTGATATTTACCCGCAGGACTTCGCTATGCACTCCGCTGAAGAACGTTTTTTAGCCAACATTGAGCGATATACACTAAGTGTAAATAACGCACAAAAAGGCGATATTGCCGTGTGGAAGTACGGTCGGTGTTTTTCTCATGCGGCAATTGTACTTGATTGGCCCGCGATTATTCATGCCAAGATTGATGAGGGTGTTATTTTGGATGATGGAATGCAGGGTGCTTTAGCAGGGCGTGAAGTGCGGTTTTATTCTGTGTGGGGTAAGTCATGAGTATGGGCGGCGGTAAAAAAACAAAATCAAGCGAGTCCGATGCAATCGGCAGTATCAAGATACAGTCACAGGGCTACGGCAATGTCATTCCGATTATTTTCGGCAAGGTGCGCGTACCAGTCACGCTGTTTTTTTATTCTAATTTTAAAGCGATACCCTACACTGAAAAGCCACAGACCAGCGGTAAAGGCATGGGTGGTAAGCAAAAAGGCGATACTAAATATAATTATTCAGCGGCAGTCATGCTGGGCATGACGGCGAACCTTATCAGCGCGGTCGGTAAATTGTGGGTAGACAAGAAAGTTTATCCGTCTGTCGCGGCTGTTGGTTTATCGGCTTTTGGTGGCACTTCAACTCAGATACCGTGGGGCTATCTGTCCACTTATGAACCTGCCAAGGCAGTTCATTTGCGTGGCTTTTCTTATCTGGCGGCGGCTAATTATGCGTTATCAGACAGTGCCACGCTGGGCAATCACAGTGTAGAGGTCTTAGGTGAGGCGTGTGTCGGGGCGGAGGGTGATGCCAATCCTGCCGCTTTTCTACCGCTGTTGATGGTGCGGGAGTGCGGTCTTGCATGGAGTCAGTTTGCCGATGTTACCCCGTTTCTTAATTTCTGCACTGCACAGAATTTATTATTCAGTCTGGCATTAACAGAGCAACGCCCTGCGGGTGAAGTGATCAGTGATATTCTGAATCTATGCACGACTGAACTGGTTATTCGTAATGGGCTGTTTCATTTTATTACTTATTATGAGGCGGACTTAGCGACGGGTTACAGTCTGAACAGCGATGATTTTATAGCCGAAAGCAGCACGGCGGCGATTAAATTCACGCGTAAAAAAGCCATAGACTGCTTTAATGTACTTAAGCTGGAATTCCTGAACCGTCACACTGATTACAACGTCGAAATAGCCGAAGACAAAGATGCTGCCTCTATTGCCGCTATCGGGCTAAGACCCGCTGAAACCATTAAGGCGCACTGTGTCTGTAATCCGCAAATGGCACGCAATCTGGCACATTATTTATTACAGCGGGATTTACTGATTCGCAATACTTACGAATTCACGCTGTCACTGCGTTATATCCGCCTTGAACCGATGGATGTGATAACGCTGACCGATGCCATGCTGGGCTTGGATAATACCCCTGTCATCATTAAAAAAATCGTTATCACGTCTGATTATTTGCTGAAAATAACCGCTGAAGATTACGTTGCCCAAGCCTATCAACCTGTCAGTTATCCCCCCGCCTATACTGTACCAACTATCCCCGACCAGACGGCGGCGGCGGGCAATATTAACGCGCCTGTTATTTTTTCCGCGCCTGCTGTCTTAACAGCGACAGGCTATGAAATATGGTGCGCGATAAGTAGTTCATCACCGCTGTACGGCGGCTGTGATATACACCTAAGTATTGATGGCGGCGTTTCTTATCAGCGCATTGGCAGTCATGTGGGCAGCTCAAGAATGGGGGCATTAACGGCTGATCTGGTGAGTGGTAGCGATATTGATACTGCATATACATTGGCAGTGGATTTGACCCAATCGAACGGCATATTAAGCAGTGTCGGGCAAGTATCGGTTGATACGCTGGAGACCTTGTGTCGTGTCGGTAATGAGTTTATCGCCTATCGGGATGTGGCATTAACCTCAGTATCTCATTACGCAATCAGCTATTTACGTCGTGGCTTGTATGGCAGCAATCAAGGGGCGGCAACAGGTGATAAGTTTGTCCGTTGTGATGATGCCCTGTTTAAATTTCCCTATAGCCCTGTCTATCAGGGCATGACCATTAAACTCAAATTTACCTCCTTCAATATCTACCAAGAAGCACCGCAGGATATTTCAACCGTGCCTTCTTATGACTTTTTAATCACGGGAACCCACTGGGATACGAACACATCACAGTGGGATTCTGGCTCAACTTTCTGGACAGCATAATGACATCAGCTATAGATGCAACTAAGCCTATTTCAGGCAGCCCAACTACTCAATCTGTCAGAGATAACTTCTTGGTTGCCAAGAATGAAATATCCGCACTGCAAACTGCCATATCTGGCTTAGTTGGCATGGGGAAAAATTCCCTTATCAATCCTAATTTTAGCGTGAATCAGCGGGCTGTTTCTGGCACAGTAACACTCGCTGCTGGAGCGTATGGACATGATCGCTGGAAAGCAGGCGCGTCTGGTTGTACCTACACCTTTGCAACGGCCAGTGGCATCACCACACTCACTATCACCGCTGGTTCATTACAACAGATCATAGAAGCGGGTAACATTCCCGTCGGTTCAAATACCTGTGTTTTATCATGGACAGGCACGTCTTCTGGCAAGATTAGTGCAGGCAGTTATGCCGCCTCTGGGGTGACGGCGACGGTTGTTGGCGGAGCAAATACAACAGTCGAATTTAATGTGGGGACTTTGAGTCTAGTGCAGTTTGAGAAAGGCTCTGTAGCTACGCTATTTGAGCAGCGGATGGTCAGTGCCGAACTGGCATTGTGTCGTTATTATTATGAGCAGATAACTGCAACGGCAAATCAATATATTGCAGTAGGGACTTCTGTAGGCTCAAATGCTTATTTACTCATGACTTATCAGGCGAAACGTATTGCGCCAACTATTGCATTTTCGGCAGGCTTTTTACTGTTTAACGGAGTGAGTCAGTTGTCGGCAACATTAGTATCCGTTACAGGGGACTTGATAACAGCGCGACTGGTTTTTTCAGGGCTGACAACCTCTAGTGGACTCGGGGTTATTTTTATGGCAGATGCAACGGCAGGCAGGACTATTACGATTAATGCTGAGTTGTAGATGTGAATTACTGCCAACATTATTTGGCTAGTAAGTGACTATTCAGTCATTTACTAGCGACTGTTAAATTAACTATGGAAAAGCGTTAAGGTTAGATAAATGTAACGGTTAATCAAGCAAAAATACCCACTAAAATACAAACAAAAAAGCCGTGTGACTGATACCAATCGCACGGCTTTTTTATTCTCAGTATTTTAAGCGTTATAACCTGTGTTAAACACGACTGAGATTGGCTTAAAAAAAGATAGTGTTTAACGGGTTTCTAGGGATTTTTGATAATAAAGTGTGCAGAACATAATGTAAAAAGTGTGCAGAACATTTTGAAAATTTACATTAAAACAAGACTACCATTAAAATCACTGTAGTCGATAGTTTTAGTACACAGTTACTAAGAATCTTATCCTTAAAATTCCTTTAAAATCAAAGTCTTTGTGGTGGGTCGTGCGCGATTCGAACGCGCGACCATCGCATTAAAAGTGCGGTGCTCTACCGGCTGAGCTAA